CATGGGAACCAACTTTTATAAGATTGGAATCAGTAAAATAGATTATTACGCTCGTTTAGCGTCAATGCAAAGTGGTTGCCCTTACGAGTTGGAATTTATCGATACCATTCACAGCACGCAGTACCGCAAACTCGAGAAGACGCTGCACGCGACATTTAGAAACAAACGGATTCGAGGAGAATGGTTTGATTTAGATTGGGAATCTTTAAGCGAGGTCAAACGATATTTTAAAGAGAACTCAGAGCCACAAACGAAAATACAGTTTGAATGGAAGCCGTAAAGACGAACAATCGGAACAGCCATAAAAAGGAGCAGATGCTCGAAGCATTGGAGAAGTCGCTCGGTATCGTCTCCACCGCGTGCAAGATGGTGGACGTTGGAAGGACTACCCACTACCAATGGATGAAGGACGACCCCGACTACAAGAAGGCAGTCGACTCCATCCAAGACGGCGTTCTCGACTTCGCAGAAAGCCACCTTTACAAGCTCGTAAAAGAAGGCAACCCCGCCGCCACCATCTTCCTCCTCAAGACACGAGGAAAGACCCGCGGATATATCGAACGGCAAGAGATAGAGGTACAAGAGAAGAAGCCGCTCTCGTGGTTGGATGAATAAACTTCCCGCCACATATTACCACGTAAGGAACTCAAAGAAGCGGATACAAGTACACCAAGGCGGCACGCGCTCCGGGAAAACGTACAGCATCCTCACCGCCCTTATAGAACTCTGCTACAAGAACTCCGGCCTCGTAATTACCATTTGCCGGAAGACCTTCCCCGCCCTCCGGGCTACGGCCATGCGGGACTTCTTCACCATCCTCGAAAACGAAGAAGCATACAACCCCGAGCTCCACAACAAATCGGAAGCTACCTATCAGCTATGGGGGAACCTCGTAGAGTTTATTTCGGTGGATCAACCGCAGAAGGTACGAGGACGCAAAAGAGACGTTCTCTTCATCAACGAAGCCAACGAAATCACGCTCGAGGACTGGAGGCAGCTAATCCTAAGAACGACGGAGAGGGTAATCGTAGACTTCAACCCCTCCGACGAATTCCACTGGCTCTATGACCTACCCGAACGCGATGACTGCGACTTCTTCAAGACCACGTACAAAGACAACCCCTTCTTACCGGAGAGTGTACTCTTGGAAATTGAACGCTTCAAAGAAGCCGACGAAAATTTCTGGAGGGTATACGGACTCGGAGAGCGAGGCACCTCCCGCTCGACCATCTTCACCCATTGGAAAGAAATAGACCAAATACCGAATGAATTCAAACTACTCAACATCGGGCTCGACTTCGGATATACGAACGACCCCACCGCGATTGTCCGAGTGTACACCGACGGCCACGCCTTCGCAGTCGACGAACTCTGCTACGCGACGCGCCTTACTAACGCAGATATTGCTAAAAGCCTCCGAGATAACGGAGTCAATAGATCGGATGTTGTTGTGTGTGACTCCGCAGAGCCCAAGAGCATCGACGAGATACACGGCCACGGATTCAATACTCACGGAGCAAGAAAGGGAAGAGATTCGGTTAGAAGCGGAATCCAGTTCCTCCATTCGCGGCCGCTACTTATCACGGCGCGAAGTGTGAACCTCATTAAGGAGCTTCGCAACTACAAATGGAAGGAGGATAAGAACGGCAAGCAACTGAACGAACCCGTAGACCAGTTTAACCACGCTATCGACGCGATGCGTTATGCGATTACCTTTAACCAAACCAATCCGAACTTTGGCTCCTACGCTATCGGATGAAAAAAAAGAAAGAAAAGTTTGGAAACTAAAAGAAAAGTTCCTTATCTTTGAGACATCAAACGAAACAAACAAAAATCATGAACAACAACAACACACCTTCACAGCAGAGCGGTTTCAAAAATGGACTTGAACAAACAGTTACATTGCTTCAGGAGCAATTGAGCAAATCAAACAGAAATTTGCGCCAGTTTGAATATGAATTGAAAGATTTTGATAATAACGGCTTAACAGAAGGCCGTGAGAAAATAGTAGAATCCCGCGATTTTTTCAAGGGTCAATGCGAATCGTTATCATTGACAATTGAAAACCTTGAGCAACAAATCCAAAACTTGTAAAATATAAGCATGAAACATAGCGAGGATGGAATTCCCGAATGGTTTCAACAGGTGCTCGACCGCACCGGAGCTACTACAACCTTCTTACTTGACTAAGCCCCTCCGGGGGCTTTTTTTTTGCCCTAACTTTCCGGACACGCAAACACGCAAAATTCCCGCACGATTCCCGCAAACCCGTTTCGTATATGCGCGGATAAGGAAACCGAACAAAGCAAGTTATTTAAACGATGGAATTACGCCTCCCTCATAGATGGTCGGACCTCACCCTCGGTGAGCTTCAGGTGATGATGACAAGCGAGAACCACCTCGAACGCATCTCCATTTGTACAGGGCAATCCGTAGACAAACTCCGGACGATGCCGCAGAAGCTCATAGAGGCCGCCACAGCTCATTTAGACCAACTACTTACCCAAGAGACCGCACGCTTCGAGAAAGTGCTTGAGATAGGCGGAAAACGCTTCGGCTTCGTTCCCGATTGGGACGCGTTTACAGCGGGCGAATGGATCGACCTCGAAACGTACCTCGAGGATTTTTGGAAGAATGCGCACAAAGTGATGAGCGTACTCTTTCGGGAAGTAACGTACGAACTCGGAGAGAAATACGAGGTGAAGAAGTACACGGCCAAAGAAGACGCTTCCCTATTTGAGGAGATGCCCGCAGACCTCGTATCGGGGACGCTGCTTTTTTTTTGGACTACCAGAAACGAACTGCTTCTAGATATGAAGTCCTCTTTACTGGAGGTGGCGGAGGCCGCGATCCGGTCGGCGAAAAATGGGGGTGGTACCACGTCCTCTACGCCCTCGCAGGAGAAGACATCCTCAAGATGGACACGGTTACGGAGTTACCTATTCAAGTCGTATTCCAACACCTCAGCTACTTAAAAGACAAGCTCGCACATGATAACGTTCAATAACATAGTAGAACGCTTTCGGGTCTTCGCAGACGCGCACTTCTTCGTAAAGTCCTTCTCGTTTGGCTCTCCCGATGACGTAGACCTCTCGAAGTTTACCAACTTCCCACTCATGCACCTCGTGTATACGGGAGCTACATACGACGCAGGGACGAAGACGTACAATCTCGAGGTTTATATCCTTGACGTACCCGCCGATAAAGAGCAGAAGACAGACCGCCAAAAGGAGGTAGTGAGCGACGCGGAACAATGCGCAGAGGATATTATCGCGGATATTAAGAACGGAGGCAATATCTTTCTCTTTGCTCAAGATTACGAGGTAGTAAACGCCACGACTACGCCCCTCGAAGAAGAGACCAAGAACGTACTCTCCGGGGTGCTCTTGGATTTGTCAGTCGCTATCCCTTACGAGTGGGACGCGTGTAACGCACCCATCGACGGGGTAACGCCCGAAGGAGGAGACGAAATCTCTTACGCGCGTAGAGGCATCTTGCGTATGCTCACAGAGAACGGCGTTACGGACGTTCTTAGCGTCCGGACGATTAAGGTAACCAACGGCACGCTTACCGACGAGGGAGACGGCGTAGTTACGTTGGATACGGGAGGGGCTACGCAGCTCGACGACCTCAACGACGTAACTATATCGGGATTCCCTGCGGCTCAGTTCCTGCAATACAACGCCATCTCGGGACAATGGGAGAACGAGACCCTTTACTTATCTACGCTAGCAGATACCAAAGGAACGCCCGTAGAGGGTAAATACCTCAAGTATACGGGCGGCTTCTGGCAACCCGAGGACGTAGCCGCTACGCTCGGACAGCTTACGGACGTAGATACCTCCGGACAAGCCTCGGGGTACGTACTTATTTCGAACGGATCCACATGGAGCGCCGCCGCGCTTCCCATCATCAACGGAACGAACATAACGCGAACCTTCGTAGGTGGCTTCGCACAACTGAACCTCAACCCAAATATTACGCTTACGGCCATTACCGCCGATACGCTCAAGGCTACGGGCGACCTCGTGGTACAAATCGACTCCGACAACAACGGAGCGAATAACAGCCTTATTGTAAAGGACGGAGCAAACAACGAAGTATTTCGAATCTCAGAAGCGGGCGTAGTTACGATTAATCAAGAGTATTCCCTCCCGGCTGCGGACGGCACCGCGAACCAACTCCTCAAGACGAACGGAGCGGGTACGCTTACCTTCGGGGCGAACCTCCAAGACCTCGACAACGTATCTACGCTTACGCCTTCCGGGAATCAGGTTCTCACGTGGTCGGGTAGCGAATGGCAACCCGCCGCGCTGCCTTCTCCACCTCCTGCGGTCGATGAATTGAACGACCTTTCCGACGTTACGATTACCACGCCCGCGGCGAATCAAATCCTCCGCTATTCGGGTAGCGTATGGAGCAACGAAGCCCTTACCCAATATCACGACCGATACCAAAGCGACGCGGCCACTTTGCGAAGCGGAGCCACGGCCACGACGGAGATATATTACTCAGCCATTGCCGACGGTGACGGGTACGCAGAAAGCGCCTCAAGCGATACCCCCGCCACGGGTTACGATATCCGAAGGAAACTCTACTATTCGGAAGCGGGCTTTGCGGATCCCGATACCGGCACGTGGGTACAATTCGCAACCATTCCCGACGACACTACCTTCGCAAGCGCGAAGGCTACGTTACTCGCGTACCTAAAGGAACGGACGGGCGGCACGGTACCGATTAGCCTGAAGATGACGTGGGAGGAAGTGTCGGAAGTTACGCCTTTGCTCGACACGTACACAGGCGCAGCGGCTGCCTATTCGCTGCGCAAACTAAGAACGGGTGAAACGCAAGCCGTGCGCGTGCGACGCGCAAGCGATAACACAGAGCAAGATATAGGCTTCGACAGTTCGGGCGGTTTGGATACTACTTCACTCGCTTCGTTTTGTTCAGGTACTGACGGCTTCGTAGTTACGTGGTACGACCAGTCGGGCAACAACAACGACGCTACACAATCTACGACAGGTTCACAGGCGAAGATATACGACAGCGCGACGGGCGTACTATTGGAAAACAGCAAGCCGTGCATGGACTTTGCATCTTCTAAATTCATGGCCTTGTCATCCGCAGCTATCTCGGATTTAAGTTCTACAGCCGCTTCAGTCTTTATGGTTTGCACGCCGCCTGATACCACCACCGACGGCGTAGCGTACACCTTGACGGATACCGCAGCCACAAGCAACGTGTTAAGCCTAAGTTTCAACCGAACTACGGGCGTTTATGTAGTCACACGATATACGCCAACGGCGACGCGGAGCGGAGATACGCACGACGTGAACCAGTCAATTTTTTCGTTTGTATCAACTGGAGCATCAAACGCGACGGGATACGAGGACGGCACACAGGCAACAACCACGCCAACGCAGGCCCGTGGAGCTTTTCAAAATGCTATTGGCAGCAATAACGCAACCGTAGCGGGCTTTACATTCGAAGGCACAATCCAAGAGCTGGTTATTTACGCAAGCAATCCAAGCAGAACAGGCGTTGAAAGCGACCTTGCAACCTTTTACGGAATTACATTATGAGCGAGTATATCATAGTCCTAGCAGAAGGAACGCTAACAAGCGAGAAACGCGCCAAATCAATCACGCGCGAACTTTACAACATCACAACGCCTTTGGCCGTGCAGCAGCCGTACCAAAAGGACGGGACGGTGTTCGGTGTGATTGAACACCCAGACGGCGTGCAATTCGCCTTGCAGGTGGATACGGCCTACGTAATTCCCGTACACCCGCAAGCGACCCTCGAAAAGCTCGTTTCTCTATTCCCCGAACTCAACGAACAAGAGCGGTTCAACCTCGCTTCCTACGTTCTCAATGCTAACTCGTTCCCCTTTGGGCATATCGTACCCTCTACGACTACCATACGGGATCAACAATACATGGTCGAAAATGGCTGGTTCCCTGAAGAAGATATTTAAGGTTCTCTCCCTTTTCCTTTTGGCGGCGGTAGCTATCCCGGTTGGGATTGTGTTTACCGTCCTCGACGCTCTATGGTTTACCGCTCAAAACCTCGTGCGGACGATTTGGGGGCTTATATACGGCTTCTTCTTCTGCGTGAGTAAGGTAGTCTCGGTCTGCTCGGGTTCGTTCCTTACGAAGGCTCTAACGAAGCGAGGGGTACCGTTCGGTACTCATTCCGTCTCTGCGGTACTCGGAGCCAACCAACGCGAAAAGACCCTCTCCAAGTTGGGGACGTGGCTTGCGGACTACCTCGATAGCATCGAACCCAACCACTGTAAGAAAGCATCTGAAAAGGCAGGGATATGAACGACACGATTAACGGAATCCTCCAGTACTTCGGCGAGATGCCGCCACCCTATAACCCGATCTACGACCTCAACAAAGACGGATGGATTACCGTACTGGACTTGTTGCTTGCTTTATCGTAGGCTTCGCATACGGTCAGGAATGCCGCGTATTTGGCGACCCCGTAGAAGGGGAAGCCCGGCAAAGCTCCACGGAGTGGAAGCACGTACATTCCGTTATCCATCTACACGACTCGCTCCCGGAGGCATACGCCTTTGAAGCCGTCACCGACGCGAACGAACAACTCGCAGCGAGCCGGATCGAGCTCTCCCTCGTAGACGTAATCCATCACCCCGTTTACGACGGCGTATGCTTCCCCGACAACTACGCGGAGATGG